GCCGATAATAACAAAAGAGAGCCAATTTTCGCTTAAGAATATCCACATCAAATTCATTAACATAAAGCGTTTTTGAGGGTTTGTCCACGAGAATGTAATTGCGTGGCATTTGTTTGTCCGTCTTCACAAGAGAATAATCATTCTGGATTTCCAGAAAAAGTGGTTCATCACACACATTGGCTATGTATTCATTTTGGGTTAAAAATCGATAAAAAATGTTGTGTTTCTGACATTCTGTTGTAAGAATCCTCTTGTATTTGTCAAAAATCTCTTTGTCGTGTAATGAAAGTTCACGCATTGTCACATCCAAATTAGCAAGTGTTATTGCATCGCTAGAAAGCCCTTTCTTTGTCCACTGAACTATCTCTAATACAGTGTCCAAATCGAGTGGCGCAACATAGCGATTGAGAGCTGGATTCCATTTGAAATGCCGTTTCAAATAAGCAACCTCTGAAATATCACGCACAGGCACGATAATGCCAGTTTTGGCTTCATCAGTATATTCATGTCCAATGACGAGTAGCGCCGATGTTATTGAGACTTGATTGAACCAATCCAGAATGCGCTCAGCTATACCAATTAGATTGTCATCTCCATATGAAACCATAGAGACAAATAAATTGAACCACTTCATTGAACGGTAATCCTCACCAATCTGTTCGAAATGTTGCTGTGCGCAGATAATATAGGCTATGCGTACGATTACAGAATTGTAGATTGAATTTAGAATTGCAGTGATTGGACATCCTGATGGTTGTGAATGTGTGGCTTGGTAAATAACATCACGATTGATATGAATAGCATGAACAATGTGCATCCACAATGTGCGCCGAATCTGTGCGTTGTCTGGTCCGTCATCGTACCACTCGTTGATAGCATCCAAAATGGCCCACAATATTTGGGATGAAAGTGAACCGTCGAAGTTAGCAAAATCTCCAGCAACAACTTTTATGCCTAATTTGGTAGTGGCTCGAGATGCTAATTTTCGTACAATGTCACTCCAATCGGGGGAGTACACATTTGTTCCAACAGAAACTTCGTTGGCATTGCGATTATACATCATCCACGCAGCGAAACCTAAGAAATACTTTCTGAATGCAATAGTGAAATGCACAGGACCACCACAGAAAACACGCGTCTTTCCTGCTTCAACTTTAGCAATTGGTCGTCTTTCGTCTTTCAATGTGTCACTCCAATACACACCAGTTTGAATGCCTTGCCGACAATTTTCAATCAATTTCTCCACGTCACTCTTAACCTGAAGAGCAAGTGGGGAATTGAGATCCCATTCGCCATCTCCAAAAGCATCTTTCTTTCCACGAAGTTTTTCGTTCACCATCGTATATGGATAACCCATAGACGTGGAACGATTAATTGGAGCTAAAAATTCATCATCAGCAACACCCAAAATTGCTTCTTCATATGTCAAGACTCGCTGGTATTCCTGTATGTCCTTGTGACATTCATTCAACATAAAATTGTTCTTGACATCATTAACAGCTATTTCGATGTATTTGGGTTCGATACGAGGTACACTTTTACCATATTTTACAAGTCCATTATACATTGGATCAATACCATTTGAAGGACGCAATTTTGCTGGGATTGTCTTGTGAGGAACATAATCAAAGAAAGGAGATGGTATGATTTTTG